CTATCTTTCATACTCGTCATATTCTTCGTAATCTTCATACTCATCATACTTTTCACGTTTGTCACATTCGTGTTTGCATTCACATTCGCACTTGGGTTTGCATTCCCATTTGATTTTGCATTCGCATTTAGGTTTGCATTCGCATTTACGTTTCTTTTCGCATTCGCATTCACGCTTCTTTTCGCATTCGCATTCACGCTTCTTTTCGCATTCGCATTCACGCTTCTTTTCGCATTCGCGCTTCTTTTCGCATTCGCATTCGCGTTTTGGTTCGCGCTTTTCAAAACATTCACATCTACATTTAAAAGTATCACTACTCATTTACTTTCACTCCTTTCATTCCGTATTCATAATATTATATGGGACAGGTAGACAAGGTGTGAATTTCGAGAATGGCTTATATAGAAAGTGGACCCCAGGTCAAAGAACCGGAGCCCACTAATTAGGAGTAATAAATTATTGACTTCACAATATATTATATGTAATACTTTTAATAATGACCCTTTGTATTCAATGATCACTCCGCGGACACTGCAACACCCGTTCTGATCTTGAATGGACAACAGATGGGTTATGGTAATTAATAAAAATAAAGGGCGGGCCCGAATATTGGATACCCGCCTATACTTTACTCTATATCTTAAATTCTCTTAATTCCCGAATACCCATACCATAAGCACGTCATATTCCGTACTTTTCTACTAATTCACATTTTTAAACATTTTTTGTATTTAATCATTTATTTGTATTTAATATTTCCTACTATTTACAGGCATTGCAGTCATTATCTACAATAAACGCGGAAAGTGATGCATGATTAACAGAAGTAACGCCTACTGTTACAGTACTTGCTACCCTTGTAACAACGCTGTATGTGCAGCATTCGTCATCACAGATATCACAGTCACAAATAAAGAATGAAAATGTGTTACTATCAGTAATGGTTGATAGCCGTGAAAAAGTCCAAACAGGTCCGATAGGAATAGGAGTCGCCATACCTTTACACTGCTTGAATATCTGAAAATCAAGTGTGAGAGCCGCCACTCTAGTTGCAATGTCGCTTGTAAATTCAAGTTTAATACAAGGTTTTTTAAAACCCTTAACATTAACGCTAACTGTAGTGAGAGTAAATCTTGCACCGGCTCTAGTATTAACTGGAAGCACTAAAGACCCTGAATTACCACACCTTAACATTGTCCTATTGGGTTTAAGTTTTTTTTGACGTTTTTCGCATACGCACACAAAAAGGCCCGGAATACCGGTTACCGCCTATACATTACCCCGCCAGCCCCGGAAACTGCAGCGCACCATCCTGATCTGGAGAGAGTTTAAATGTCATCATTCTTGTTAATAGTCCATATCTCTTGAGCGCCGTTATCTTTGGTATGCCAGCAGGCACCTTCCAGAGGTCCATCTTTCGTGCTGTCAAGGAAATACCATTCTCCTGATCCATCATCTGGATCACAGATTTTCCCGTCCCAGCGATGCCAACCAGTGACCATATATCCAACTCTGTTGAATAGGTAGTAATGATGATTGATAATACACCACTTATCAGCAGGGTAACTGCCATTTTCTCTGCGATACCAGTAGCCTTTCTGATCTTTTATCCAGCCCGGTTTATCATCTTCAACATAGTCGATATAACAAAACCCTTTTACAGTAGCGTCATTCCACGGCCTTGTCTTGATCTTAACCTGTCCACCATTACGATCTGATAGATTCGATGATGTATTACCCTCTAGACAATCCCACCACTTCTGTCCATTTTGAGAGTATATTCGGATTACTCTTCCGGCATGGGAAAAATCAAATATAACCACAGCTCCAAGTTGGGGAGTCATGCCTACTTTACCAGCCTTCTTAAAGGCGTTGTAGGTGGAAAAACAGTTATACCCTACATAGGTGCTGTGAGTCATATTCCAGTGCAGCAGGGCAACATCTTTGCCGTACTCATAGCTTTCTAAAGCAAATTGCATTGTGCAACACCAGGGTTGTCCCTGACACCCCATCAGCCCCCAGGCATTAACATCTCGTGAGTATTTTGTGTAGTTGTTGCTGCCCTTATTAGCTGTCTTAGAATCCAACTGAGCGTTGGTTTCCTTTTCAATATATCCTTCTTCTTCTACCCCTCTGCTGATTAATCCTTTTAATGATCCCATATGTACCTCCAATTGAAAAAGGCCCAGGATAATCCTAGGCCCAAAAGTTAAATGTTATTCTGTTACTTCTGCTTTCTTCTTAAGCACGTCAATGGCTTTGATCAGAACTGCCGGAAGCGGCAGACCCATGAGTCCGGCATTCTCCACGATAGAGATCAGTTCATTTGCCATGAATCCAATAATCACCATGTCCCGTATGTAATTAGTCCCTATGGCCAGATCCAGACGGTAGGCGATAAGGACAAATAGAAGGGTCATGCATTTGCGGCACAATCCTTTAAAGCCCGCTTTAGATTCCAATGCACCGGTTTCTGTTTTGGTACTCCTCTTGAAGATTCCGGCCACTGCCAATCCGGAAAGAAAATCAATGACCATAAAAAGGACCAGAGTACCGATCCCGGTATCCCAGCCCCCAAATAATGACGTTATGAAGCTTCCCACTGCTCCTGCCACTGTACAAAGCGCTTCTTTTTTCATTCTCATATTCCTCACTCTTTCCCATACTCTTTCCCGGTGATATCCAGGTATTCTTTTTCGGTAATCCAGCGGCCTACAGCATTCCATACCATTCCAATGGACCACAATTTTGCATTGTAAAATTTTTTTACTGTTTCAAATTTATTCATGACCTACCTCCATTTCAATACCGGACATCATGGACAGATAAACTACCTGAGCATTAAGCACCTTATTTTGTTCCTGCAGTTCTTTCACCTCGTCTTGGATTGTTGGTGTCCTGTACTCAGCTATGAATACCTGACCCATGACCTCTACATTGCCGTATGTGGGCGCACCATCTTCTGTCCCGATCTGTGTATACTCGATACCGATCGGGAAGTCAGACCGCATGAATATCCGACCAGTGTAGACTAGGTTGTCCTTCTTCCATTCTTCCTTGCCATCAATATCATACTTAGTAATGACATTGCTAGAAGTCAAAATCTTGTGAATATCGTCAATCGTATTTGAGCCTATTACAATAGCAACGGTAGCTGTATCTCCTACACGATCTAATCCACAACTACCCTTAGCAATCTCCAGAACCATATCACCAACTTTAATACTCTCATGTTTCATAATATTTCCTCCTTTATGATGTTGTTAAGTATGTATGTGTGAATAATATCCCATATGGCATCGATAGCGCTTTATTGAATTTGACATGTATAACACCAGACGCATCTATAAAACAGGTATCGACTATGGTTTGTGGAGAAACGGACAGTGCAGCATTACCACCATAAGCCCCGGGGAATCCAGATACTGTATATTCAACACCAGCACTCAGATTTGTATTTATTACCACACCGATCTGTATCGTCACCATTGCAATACCAGTCAGGTTACCATTCCTGATATATCCATTCTGGATTGTACCCCATGTACATGATAATCCAGATGTAATTACGTTCGAAATCTGTGTACCGTTCTGTCCGATAAATACTCCACCGTTAAAAGTCTGCCTTGGGGTAGTTGCACCGGGAATGGTACCAATTATGTGTACGTTAGAAGTACCTGATGCTACAACTCCAATAGTATTGTTCGATCCTGTACATGCCCAAATATAACCGTCTGAATCTACAAAATCCATTGCTTTGTTCTTCTGGGAAATGTCACAATAGTATATTCTTATCTGATTTGTTACAGCAGCGTATATACCAGTTTGGCTAGTCACAGAAGCATCGATCTGTAGGTAATGCAAATATACGCTGTTACTGTTAGAGACATTTACTGCTATAGTGCTTGAACTGTTTGTGACTTTAATGCCCAATACTGATACTTTCGCTAGGCAACCATTTATAGTTATCCTATCCACGTTTACGTTAGAAGATATTATATCTGGTGTAGTACTTGTAATTATTAAGTTACCATTGTAAAACCCTTGGATTGTTACTTCCTCTGGATATGTTCCATTATTTATAATAATTTTGGCATTACATCCACCGAGATTCTTTGGTATTGCCTTTAGAGCCATTGATATTGTAGTAAATGGGTTACTCCATGTACCATCACCAGATTCTACACCATTACCAGCAGTGACATAATATAAGATATCATCAACTAATTTATCTGCACCAGTACTGAATAATATTGCACCAGTACCTTTCGAGCTAAATGGAACTAAAGATGAAGGATATGTAATCTGATCAACGTTAACGGTTGTTTCTTCACTAGTAATACCAAAGTGGTTACTAGTACCACCGCACCTAACGTAGCAATTCCCACACCTTTTGAAATATATTGCTCTATATTTATTTGATACTGAACCATTAATGATTTGTATTGATGCACTAGTATCACAACTGATACCTGTCACATATCCATTATTTATATCTGTTGTACCAACTATGTTTGTACTGAGAACTTGTACGCTTTTGCATTTACTTATCTTTAGTGCATACTTGGTACCATCAGTAAATATTCCAATCCCTGATATACTAAACGAATTTATTTCTATATGTGCATCACACGAACTGATATATGCAGACTTAACCCCACGCTGTGCAATATCTCCGTTTGCACCTACTTTAATATTTCCATTATAATATCCAGATAGAAATAAATCTGAATCAGACGCACCAATCCACAACTGAACCGTATATCCATTCAAATTTTTAGGGATTAAACTAAGTGCCTTATCAATACTTTTAAATGCCATCTGCGATGAAGTACCCGTATTGTCATCCGACCCTGTTGAACTATTAATATAATATGTAACATCGGCTTTAAGAGTACTGCCATTAAAATCCTCAATAAATTTCTTTACTTTACCCAAGAACCGCTTAATAGTATCTCCCGCAGCCGGAACAGGAAACTTTGTATCAATGGTTTCCACGGTATTTACAATGGTTTCTGAAATATCGCCTTCTGATTTGTCCACCAAGTTTTCAAGTTTTGCCTTTACTGATGTTCCATCTTCCAAAAAAACCACATCTGCTGACGTATGCGTATAATAAACATTACCCTGACTATCTTGGAGTTCAACTTTTAGTTTTTCACTCATATGAATCCTCCTAACTCAAAAGCTTAAAAAATAGCTTACGAGATTCTCCTGTTTCATAAGACGTTCCAACTTTTATACTATCTCCATCTTTTCCGTCTTTTCCGGCTAGACCTGTACCCCCTGTCGCCCCTAAAATACTCCCTGCATACACCCATTTAGCAGTTGAAGCATTACCCGCAATAGTACAGCGATACATACGTCCCCGATCTGCTCCTGTCCCGGTATTCTGATAATAGTCTCCCACAAGTGCAGTCGTGACACCTGATCCGCTAAATACTGTATCGGTTGTGTTTGTTCCAGTTATCCCGGTACCGTTATACCACTGACTGCCACGCTGACCATCGCTTCCTTTGGCACCAGTTGCCCCCGTGGCTCCATCTTTCCCGGCTGGACCTGTAAGCTTTCCCACTGTTAGTTTTTGTTGAAACGTTTCTCCATCAGAAAAATACACTAAATCTGCTGTTGTCTGCACATCAGCATCACCTAACAATTGCCCTGTCGTTTCATCGTATACCTGCACTCTTACTTTATATACATCAGCCATTTATACACCCTCACTGTTCTTTGATATAATATTTAATCCCATAGTTGAGCTTATCTTAATGTTGTCACCAGTTCCGACTGTCTGTTTATCTGTCACCATTAAATACCATGTATTCTTCTCACGATCCTCTACAGGTATATCTTCTTCCATCACAAATATATATGACTTTTTTGCCACTAAATCCATTAAGCTTTTTTGAAGCTTCCCAAAGAAAACCTTTGTTTTCTCCCCTGCATTTGGAATAGGAAACATCGTATCAATAGGTTCTAAGTTTTCAATTACTGTTTCTGAAATATCTCCACCAGTGGCATCCACCTTTTCCTTTCGCAATTCTTCCACATCCTCTGCGGATGCCATTGCACCGGTCCCCATTCTGATTGTTGCCGACTCCGTATTTGATATCACTGTATAAGTGTCAAATGTGCTTGTTGCACCTTCCAGCTCAATTTCAGATGGCTGATAATCCATTTTGTTCTTTACGCCAAGAGCTATACTATACAAAATCTCTCCGTCATTAGGATCTTGTGCATAAACCCCGACCTCACTTATGTAATAGCCTTCTTCAATCCCTACATTGTCAATAACCGATCGTAATCTTACTGTATTACTTTCTGTTATTGAAATACTGCTTATGCCAAATGTCTGTTTTACGGATTTCATAGCCGTGGCAGCGATCAAATCCTCGGACCCGTTATATGTACCATCACCAAGTCTGATCGTAGTAAATACCGCATTGGTTTTTCCAGCTATTATTTTCGCATCAAGTGCCAGACCCTTTGCAGTAATGACAGCTTTATTAAACATTGCTTTCCTCCCTTACTTCACAATAATGTGTGGTATGCGGCAATTAAAAACAGCTGCATAACACGTATTTTTAATCTCACGACTAATTTTTACATTAGTAAGGTGTGATCTTATATTTTTTACCTTGTCAACGATTTCGTTAAAGCTCTTTATTATGTCCGGAGATAATTCTGTGTTAGTTTTTATATAAAATGTACCTGGCTCCCCGTTATATTCATACCATTCCACCACTTCACCTTCACCAAATATGGTTTGTACCATCTCATCTACAGCTGATACCGTACCCCCTTTTGCATACCATGCAATAGAGTTTTTTACGATATCCCTCTTAACATCAATATCCATTGATTCGTCATAATATTGACTTTTAAACTCCAATGCCAGAAGATCTACTATATTATCAGGTAATCCGTCAATATTGGCACATAGCGATGATAATCCTGCATAAGCAAGCATTTTTTCCATTCCTTTTTTTATTGCATAGCTCAACGCCTGTATATCAACATTTTCTTTAAAAAATGGAGGCAATAATGAGATTAATTCTGCATCTGATAATTTAATCATCTTCCAGTCCTCCATATGTTACGCTTGAAGTTCCAAGATAAGCCACGGATTCGATGTCCACCAACCCAAATTCTGGTGTTTCAATCTCTATTCTTTTTGCTCCTGCTGCCAGGACTCTCTTGGTTAGTTCGTTTGGATTAATATCCCTTCCCATCTTTGACCTTTGCCATATGATATACTCATTTATGATGTTTGAAACCTTTTGCTGTATAGATTCAGCACGGTTTTTATCACTCTGATTGATATAATATTTTGCAATTAAGTCATAATGGACTAATTGTGGTGCCATTACCTCAATCAGATCTGTCAATGGCTTAATTGTTGGTTCCTCAAGATATTCCTTTAGTTCATTTATTGATTCAATACCTGGGATCGCTCCTTCTTCTAATAAATATCTTATCCTAACCACACATGGTTCTGGACTTGTGACTTTTATATCTGAAATATTTGAATTAAATTCCCGTATATGATATTCATAAGCCGCTTCTGTTCCAGCCGCGGAATAAGATGCCGGAGCAATATAGATTCTTTCACGCAGAGAATCATCACTTTCAACATCAGCTCCATTTTCAGGCTTCGTAATGTTTCTTGCCGAATCCACAAATGGTACCGAATCCACAATAATTGCCAGATCCCCGATATCGTAATTGTTTCCGGCGCTCCCCAAGGCATTACACGTTGCTCCTATATCTACGAAAGTTTCCCCTGCCAAAATCTCACAATATTCATTGGTTGTAAAATACACACCATCTCCAGCGGTCACTCTAATTCCTTTTGGTATTCCAGTTGTTGTACCTCTAGCTTCTTTAACCGTAAATCTGATAGTTGTTGTGGCCCCGGTTGCTTTTTTTCTGTAGATATGTTTTAATGCTCCAAGGTTCTCCAGGAACTCCCCTCGGCTATACTTTAGTAACCCCATTTTTCCTGCATCATCGGAGAACATATATCCTTGAAAAATGAAATAAGCCGCTGTTTGTAGAATAATTCTCCGGTCATCTGCAGGCGCAAGTACAACCTCTTCTCCCGTCAGCTCCTTCTTTTTTTCCTTGAACCAAGAAATCATATCATTTTCCAATCTTGATATTGTGTAACTGTCAATGAAACTAATATCCGGATATTCATCTATCACGTTTAAATTGCCCATATCTATCCCCTTTCCGCAGGACGATATTTGCGTTCACCGTTCCGCTTTCATCATATTCCAGAGTAACTTCCGCAACTGAAATCCTAGGCTCATATTTTTCTACTTTTTCTATGATTTCTGTAGCAATATCGTTTTCCAGGTCTGGTGGAATCTTAGAAATGTTCGTCCAACTTGTTCCAAGTCCTCTGGCAAGTGGGATTGAACCGGATGGAATACTTAAAATGTTGTTGATACATCTTGATATATCTTCCATCTCTGATATATCATCATTGCCTATTAAGTTTAATTGCACGGCTCCTCCCTCCTTTATCGATACGATGCTATCATTGTCAGATCAATTGTCATTGACATGATTTCACCTTTTTTTAAAATAATATTGTAAGCACTGCCTATACTTGTTAGCATGGCCCTGCTGCATACATTCCTTCCCCCGATTACCAAAGGTGCTACCACCCCTTCAGCAAGGCTATACCATAGTTTATCTTCAATTACTTTAGGTCTTACACCCAGCATGGCATTTAATTCTACTGTAAATGTAGTGGTTTGTAGATCCGGACCTACAAACTCTACAATTGGCCAACCGTTTATCATATTATGCTTGCTGATCCTGGCAGAAAAGTTATATTTTAATTTATCAATGGTAAGGATCCTTTTGTCACTTGTCTGGAATTTAATGACGCTTCCCCAATTTCCTATCGTTGCCATTTTTCCTCCTTTTTGCCTTATTTAGTTGCGCCAGCGCTTTTTCGCCGTTTTCCTGGCATTTTTGTGGATAACTTTCTTTTTTCAGTTTTTACCCCAATGCCTCCACTTTTGATTCCAGTTCGTTTACCTTGTTCTGCAATAAATCTACTTTTCTCATCAAATCTATAACTTGTCTCAATGTAATAACTCCATCCGGATCCTTTAGGGTAAGGCTGTCATTATTTACATAGATACTTGCCTTCGGGGCATCACCATCCGATAGACATTCCCCCATGATGAATCCCGCTGCGGATCCGGTCGGCAAATGAAGTACCAGGACCTGATCCCCTTTTTTTAATACCTGTAACAGACCGCATGGTGAAAATATTGGAAGTTCTGCTGTCACATCATGAGATCGGTCCGGATAGTATATTGATGCTGTACCATCTTCTGCATTGTATGTACTTATATATCCCACTCTGATTCCACTGTCTGTCATGTCTTTCCTCCCTATAGCCGATCAAAAATGCGGTAGGCTGATACGTTCATGGAGTATCCGTTTCCGCCTGATACCTGGTGTATAACCTTATTCACAAAATACTTTCCATTACATCGGCCCATGCCGTATATTTCAATATTGCATGTGGCCACCACATTAGGATCCCCCATGGCAGCAAAGGCAAAGGTAACTGCTTTTTCATTTTCCTCATTTACCTTTGCCTTTGCAATCCTCTGCGCTTCACCCTCATTTTCTGCCTTTTCATTGATATGAAGAATCCTTTGTCCTTGCCCCACTGTAATGTCGATTACTTGTGCCTTGTCTCCTTTTTTATACCCCTTTGTAGGCCTTGGAATTGTGTATGATATGGTAGCACCTGTGTAAGTTCCATGCAGGGTGCTATTCCATTCCCAATTTCCATCAAAATCAGATTCTGTGAAGTATGCTGTAATTCCCCTGGGTTCATATAAAGCTTTATCAAATATAACCAGTGCCTTTTTATATATTTTAAGAAACATGCCCTGCTTCTGGCATATATCATATAAAAAGGCACTGTCAGTCTGTGCGTTCTGCTCTATTGAATCAATCACCGGCTCAGATCCCCAGTAATACAAATCGCTCATGCCGTATTTACTCATCATTTCCTGCGCTATTTGCTTAAGAGTGACCTTTTTCCAAGTCTTTGATATGGGATCAACCTGGAAAGATTGTGCTGCTGGTACAGATACTCCCTTTATCACGCACTGGCGTGGACTTCCTGAATATGTTAGATCATCGAGTAGGAAGTTTCCACAATGATATTTCAATAAATCACCATTGTTCTTCCAATTATGTAGCCAGATTGTAACATCAAGATCATGTCCCTTTTCCGGATAAAAGTCATCTTTAAGCCAGTCAGCATCCCTTCCGCTGAAAGTAAGGATAATTTCATCTGATACTCCGGAAGAATTGTCAGTATAGCTTAAGCTTTCCAATTTATCGGATAAGCCTATTTCTTTCCCATCGTATAATACTTCACAACTTGCATGTCTTGCTTTATCCATTTAACATCGCCCTCCATGTAGGATAGTCGCTTGAAACGGATGTCTGTACCATGCTTTCAATGCTTGGAAGTTTAAGTACGATCCCATCCGGAAATACAAAATATTGAAGTTTATCCCGATTGGCATCCATAAGCTTATCGCAATAATGTTCATTGCCATAGACTTCATAGGCGATCTGGTCCCAGGTTTGCCCGCTAATAGTAGTGTATGTCTTATCCATCGCCTACCTCCTTAAAATGCCAAGCGTTTCAGATCTTTCTCATATTGTCTCATAAAGCGCTCAAACCTTTGATAATCATCACTTAATATTTTTTTAACCATTTCCTCTGATGAAGCAGGAACACTGATAACAGGGGCATAAACTATTTTGCTTTCGCTATTGTCATTATTACCACCAAAAGAATTGCCATTTCCTCCTCCTGATTGTGAGCCGCCTCCAAGTACTCCAAGGGCCTCACCAGCTTTTTGCCAGATTGATACAGCATGAGATGATCCGTCAAGAGGTATAATTGCTTCCGGCCAGCCTGCTTCTGCAACAAGGCCCAAATGAGGAGTACTAAAAATACCTCCCTCTGCATGAGGCTCAAACACTTCTCTGATACTGTTATTATTATTTCTTCCGGCGTTTGGATTCGATGTGGAGGACTGTCTTGTTGCCACGCTTCCGACTTCCCAATTAAAATCCACCTCTCCATAAACCGTCATATGTCCAAATTTACTTTCAAGCTGCGTTTGCGCATGATCATAAAGTAATCTAATGCCCTCATCAACTTTATATTTACCGTTTATTATCCCTTTTGCAACTTCTTCCGTGATATTAATTCCATACTTCCCCATCCCCTCTACAAGGCGCTGATACTCAGCACCGTTTGTAGTTGCTTCTAGTAATACCCATAGAGCGTTTACGTCACCTTCCAGGACTCCTGCCGTTGCTGCATCTCTGATTCCTTTTGCCAACGATTCCGGTATTTCTTTCCCTCTATCCTCGTATTCCTTTTTAAGTATAAGAAGATCGCCAAGTTTCGGTTTTAATTCTTCCCATTGGCCTTGAAGTTCTCCCTTTGTCAGATCATTGAAATCTTGGATATTTAGCATATCAATTAATGCATTTGCTACATTTCCCGAAAAAGAAAGGTAATCAATTAATTCATTCTTGTTTTCATTTATCCTCTTTGAGAGTGCACCAGATACTGCTTCTAGTTGTAGGTCAGTGATCTTTTTCTCAACTTCAGCATTTCTTTTTTGGTGTGCTTCTTTTTGTTTCAGCTCATTGTTTTCCGCATCGGTTATAGCCTTATCTTTTTCTTCCCTCGAAATGGTTGGGTCTGACAATGTCTTATCTAGTTTCAAATTGTTTGCCGTAAGAGCTTTTCCGTATGACCGCAGATAAGTCTCTTTATCTTTTTGGGCTTGATCATTTGCTCTTTTTGACAAATTTTCATATGATTCTCTAGTAAGCTGCGATCCGTCTAAGATTTCACCTTTTAAAATTTGCCATTCTGCCTGAGATTCAGCTTCCATTACCTGGTTTTTAAGATCTGTAAAGTTATTTATCAGCTGGTCAATTCTCTTCTGCTCCATCGGAGTGATGATTTCATCTTCCATAGCAACTCTGTATGCTTCTCCCAATGTATTGCCCGCTACTTTTACTTCATCTTCCACACCTCTATAAAATTCATCAAGGCTGGTAATAATATCTTCCCCGCCCTCACCTTTGAACAAAGTCTTTACTGCAATGGTCGCAGCATAGTGTTCCTGTTCAACTGCACTTATAGACGATTCAATGTATTGATATATCGTTGATTCATAACTTTTTAGATCTGAGTCCGTTAGGTCCATTCCCATTGATATCTTCCAATTGATTTTTTTTAATGACTCTTCTTGTTGTCGCAACGTTCTTGAGATATCAGCGATTTTACCCATTTGATCGATAAATGAATTGATATTTTTTCTGTTTCCAGTATCAAGGATTCGTTCTGTAACTTCATCTAATTCGCTTAAAGAAAGCGAAATTGTTCCAAAAGATTCATCTAGGCGCTGTTTCCTTAATTCTGCATTCGCCATTTTAACCTTTGTAGATATTCCCACGATTGCTCCACCAGCCAAAGCCGCTAGTCCTATTGCCGCTGTGACCGGATTGCTTGCCATGGCAAAATATAATCCTTTGATAGAATCTGTAACATTGGTGATTGTCTGGGCCAACTTTAATGAAGCAATCGCTGTCCCAATTCCCACAAGGGTTCCCGCAACCACATCTGGATTTTCGATCATCCAATCCCCAAGTTCTATAAATGGACCTGCAAAGTCTACAACCGCATCCTTTGCCTCACCAATTTGCCTGATAACTGTTGGAATGTTCTTCTGAAAATTTTTAGCCATGCCATCAATATAGGCCGGATCAAATAGATCTGCTTCTTCGGTAAATTCCAGAGCCACATCCAAAACATCTGACAATGGATCTCTAAAATCCTGATACAGGGTGATTCCCATATCCGTTACCCGGTTCTTTACCATGTCAAGGCGGCTTTCAAATGTTGCGTATCTTTGGTCAGCTTCTTTTGTGAGTGCAGTATTTTCCTCAAATGCCCTATTGGCCATGTCGATAGATTCATTAAAGAGGCCGCTTGCATTCGCCGCCCTTAATAAGGTATCTCTCAACCTGACCTCTTTAATATCCATTGAATCCAATGTAACAATTGCAGACTGCCCCAATCTTTCAGTATCGTTTAAGCCAGAAATAAAGGCCCCCATAGCTTTTGCTGCGTTATCTTTAAAAGCCGCAGCAAATTCTTCTGATGTCATATTTGCCACATCCGCAAAGTCTTGTAGGCTACCTGCGGATTTTTGAGCTTCTTTCACTGATTCCCTTAATTGCTTGCTATTTTGTCCTGTAGCTGCTGCAAAATTTTTTAATGCGCTCCCGCCTTTTGCTACAGCGTTTTCTGCCTGCTCTGTTGTGCGTCCCGTCCTTGCCAAAGCTTCTTCCAAAGGTCCCCATGCATCTAGTCCTGTTTCAACTGCAAGCTGCATCTCAATCATCATCTTGGACATAGCAGATCCGCCCATTTCTGCCTCTATACCAACGCTGGATAATGCGGCAGCAAAACCCATTATATCTGCCTCATTCATTTTTACCTGCGTACCGGCACCAGCAAGACGCATCGCCATACTAACGATATCCAACTCTGTTGTAGCCATGTGATTGCCCAAATCAACAACAGAACTTCCCAATCTGTCAAACTTGTCCTGGGCCATGCCTGTGATGTTTGCGAACTTTGCAAATTGTGAGGCACCTACATCTCCAAGGTTTGTGGCTACCTTTAAATCAGCCATAACATTCGTAAACTCTTCAATATTTTCCGTATGTATTCCAAGCTGTCCGGCAGCTTCTGCAATCTCTGCCAGTTCTACTGCTGTCTGCGGCTTGTTTTTTGCCATCTCTCTAAGGCCTTCTTCTAAGTCAGCTAATTGCTGATCTGTAGCATCTACCGTCTTTTTAACTCCGGCAAAAGCAGATTCAAAGTCAGAACCAACATGGATAATCAGTCCACCTGCCACGCCTGCTGCTGCACCTGCTGCCAGTAATGCTTCTGCTGTGGTTTTCACTGCTGTAGTTGCACCATTCCAAAGCCCGTCAATTCCGCTTCCAGCCTTTCCCATGGCATCTGTAAAGCTTACGCTTTCATTGCTCGTTGCCGCTGCTTCTTTTGCAACTGCTTTGAGTTGTTTCTTAGTGAGGTTACAGGCCTCGCCCAATGACCGATCAATCATTCCAGCAATTTCTATCGCCAGCTTGTACTGTTTATTATCTGCCACGTTTTTTCTCCCTTCTTACTCTTTTTTTGCTGCTACCGCAAAAATATTTCTTAGTTCATTAAGTGGCAGTCCAAACAAATAGTCTAATCCGGTATGGGTTAATAAAGAAAGCTTAAGGCAATTACGCCTGATTATTTCCGAATCATCCGCTCTTATCCCGGCATGTAAAAAAAACCTGCCACCACGTTTTTTATTCTTACGGCATCCCTTGCCTTCATATGGTTGCACCATTCCCACGGCTTATGATTAACCCTTGCCGCAGTTAGTAATGCATACCTTCTTGTAATTTCTGGATTTGAACCAGAATATCCATGAATACGTATCCGCTCATCAACAGCAAACATATCTTCCGCTGTCATATCATAGAGTCCAGATAAGTTAATCTCTTTTACCTCCACGCCATCAAAAATATAAGGATCATACAGTTTTACAATGACCTTTGGCCCACCGGATGTAGAAGAGGTCGCTTGTCCGGCGGCCTCTTGTAATATCTCTTCCTTATTCTGATTTTTAATATCCATAATGTCCTCCCATTAACATAACTTTCGAACTTTTTCCATTAAGTCTGTGCCGTTAATTCGGTAGATGTTGTTAAGCTTATCAATCTCAATAAGCTTAACACCGTCAATCTCATACAATATATATGTCGCCTCAATACTCAGCTTTGATCCCATGACATCGCCTGGTTTAAGGTTTCCTGGAGATAAGCTTTTACAGCGCCCACCCACCACGTAACGGAATCCCGTAAAATCTGATACGCCTGTAGATTTGTCTGTTACCTGGATTGCACCCCTAATATTAAACCTTACCTGTTTCATGGGATTTGCGAACTCAAGGACCGGCCTGTACAAAATGCGAAATGGGATATCCTGGGTGATAGAGTCAAAATGACCTAATATAGGAACATCGTACGACCCAGGGATTCCCGCCCCCGTGATGGTTGCTGTTTTGCTGGCTAAGTCCGCCATGTTCATTTCATCAGTAATCCCTATAAGCTGATCGCCATCTCCATCGTATACTCTAAAACCATGAATTACTTCTGGAATGATTTTATTGTCAAATTCCATATTATTTACCTCCTAACGCTGTTTGGATAATTGTTGGATCAAACTCAATCTTGTTCAGGATGTATTCTGCAGGTGTCCAGAATGCAAGCTTAGTATAAAAAATAATTGCTCCGTTAAGGATTGATTCAATCGGATTGTCCTCTTCGCTAAAACTAATAGACCCGCCGGCAATATCTCCTGTCGATGTTAGACTGTTTAAATATAGATTCTCCGCATCTACAATAGCCTCAATCAAGCGGTAATTGGCTGAAGCATCACACTTTGCTCTATATGTAAGAATAAAACGATTCCGATACCAGCTCATCATCCTGCGGCAAGCAATCCAGCGGTCCTTCGGGTCAGATGATACAGGATATACCGCCGTATTATTTCCCCATGATCTCCAACCCCCATCATTGATCGCAGTTACTATACCGTTCGAATTAACGACCTCTGCCATGGCGGTATCTAACAAAATTTCGGTTCCATCAGATAGAACGGCTGCACTTACATTAAGAAGCTCATTTGATGGACTTTTTACCGGAATATCATTGTTCTTTGCATCAGTGTAAGCTGTCATAGCAGCCCAAATGGCGGAATATGCATAAATCTTCTTTCCTAACCTAAGTTTTGGCCAAAGAAGTATGGCGTGTTTGTTCGTAACAGCCATTTCTGATTTTGCATCTTTAAGCGCTGTATATACTTTTGTATTCACGGTATCCATATCAATTGCTGTTTCACAGGTAAATGCCCCGTTTATATCTTCTGTCTTAGCACACATAACCGCTGCCACTGTGGGATCCTGTGACCAGCCTGGTGCAATAAGGATTCCTGGTGTAAACCCGAACTTAGGATATACTTGCCGGATCAACTCCATACCGGTTTCCTTTCCGCTTGCCACATCATATCCGCCAATGATATCTGTTTCCGTGACCATAGACGGATCAATTTGATCTCCTGAAGCCTTAATCTTTGTCACTGTAGCGGTCTTTTGTGTTGATAGCAGGGTAATATCAATACCACCTGCCTGGTTAAATTCTGCGATATAATCCACATTTGCTTCAAGGCTGCCTTCTGCTTGATCCTTAATTTGAAGAGTTTTAATGATAATACCTGTATCTTCAATCATGGCTTTCTTTGCCACGACAGCAATATCATCTTTTGTATATGCTTTCTTGTGCTTTGATGGATCCAGAACATTGATAAATACTACCGGTGCAACAGAAAACACACGAAAGCTGGCATCCATTGACTGGCAAAGCGTATAATTTTTAAAATCATCACTATAACCCAGCTGCCTCTGAGCCTCCGGAAAGCTATAGGCAATAATAGGTACGTTTGCCACCGCTGCAGGATCCTCCGCCATATTCACAGGCGCTGTCCCTACAACTACCTGAAGCCCTGCCGTACCTTTTATAGGGATTGTGATCTGTGTATCAATTTCTTGAGTAGAAATACGATGATTGTATCCCATTTGATTTTATTCTCCTTTCCTATATTTTTCTGCCAGATCATAAAATTTGTTCAGTGCAGAATTCTGATCAGCTAATTCTTTTCCCGCCTCTACAAGCCTTGACAGAGGCACCACCAGCTCAGTGATTACAGGAACATCTTTTATGGCATCTTGCAACATTAGAGGCAAATCCCCACTAAAAACAGTACCACTTGTCACACCTTTTAAAGTTGGACCCAAATAAATCCTGGCCTCTTTTTCCAACGATCCCTTTGTTTCCGTTTTTAGTGGTTTGACATCTGTGGTTACGATTTCATTTTCCACTGCTTTATCTACATTTTTCATAAAAACTTATTCTCCCTTCTATATCCCATAAATTTAAAACTTATGCCTATTCCCCCAAAAAAATGAGGGTATGTATCTTCTTCCTGCAACGCCCATTCAAATTCTCCAGTACAGGTATACTGGCTGTCCAATATAGGGTCAACCGCAAATCTGGAATATATCCTTTGAAAGAGGTTCAATATTTCCCGGTGTCCCTGATTGCTAACATCATCATTAAAAATTCCAAAGCAAACCACAACCTGTATTGCCTGTTGTTCATTTATCCCCGGTATATTTCCACCTTCGATTTTGACAATGCACCATGGACATTTAAAAATAGGCTCCTCTATCTGGCTCCCCTGGTATTCTATGTTACTAAAATCTTTACTCTCTGCCGTGCTTTCTAAAACCGGAATAGGAAGAGATTGTACAAAGACCTCCAATTTAACCAATTCCTGGCTTTTAGGCGAATGAAATAACATATCACCTGTGATCTTTTTAATCTCATTAACAAGTGCTTCTTGTAAGAAAAGTGGTGTTCTCGCTCTTGTTGATTCCATTACCTACCACCCCCCAATACTTTTGACATGATTTTCCCTAACTCTTCGTGAAGTAGTTCTGTAACTTCATCTGGTTTGTATACCTTTTCCCCTCCAATCATCTTCATGTATGAAGGGCCTAATAGTTTCTTAAGTTTCTCTTTCTTTGGATTGCTTTTCATTTTCGCACCTTGCACACGCTGCACAACTGCTTGATGTCCGCTTTTAAACCGAACCACAAACGCTTTTCCAGATGTTCCTTCCAGTGTTTTTGACGCTCCTCTTAAAACATTACCCTGCATAGTCCTGGTAGCCACAAGACTTGATACATGGAATTCTTTAATTTCATGCACAGTGGAACTAAATCGAATAACAGTAGTTGGGTTTTTAACCTGACCTTTTATGATCTCAGAAGCCGATTTTATACGCTCCTGGCGGGCCACTTCTCCAACATAGGTTTTTCCTGCTCGCTTGATAAGTAGCCGCTGTGCCCGTTTTGCAGTATTATTTACTGCTGTCTTAAGTACGGATTCTTCTGATTTCTCAACATCCCGCATAGAACGGATTATTTTAGAGTAATCGTCCTTATTTAATTCGATTTTTATATTCATGCTTTTAAGTACCCTAATGTGATAGAATATATCCCATCCTCATCAACTGCATCTACAATCCGCCATTTGGTGTTATCCACGATCAGTAGACCACCAATTCCAGGCAACCTTCCGAAATCACTCTTTGAAACATAAAGGAGTATCCGTCTTTCATACACACCATCAATACGCCCATGTTCAGCCTGCTTTTTACTACGTTCCGTAATTTCTGTCTCATCAATAATAACCGGCATCTCTCTTCCACCGACTGTATGCAGTTCTCCGAATTCTTCCGGATTCATAAACACAGCTTTGATATCAGCAGACAGCAGTTCCTTGAAACTTTTCACTTCCTGCGCCTCCCCTCAGTTACCGGCACTCTTCCAACTAAATTCTCATCCAATTCAGAATTTACAGCAGTACCAGTAAGCCCGGATTGCGCCATTACTCTCCGGGCTTTTGTTACCTTCGTTTCTACTGTTTCATCACTATCTTCGAATGTAGCACTTCCGCAATCAATCCATACTTCCTGCATATCTGTGCCAATTGGAAGCTCATCACCTGGATAGTACTGCATATTTCGATAAAGAATATGGCTTACTGCGATCAGCTTCATTTCTTTAACCCAACAGTTTTACGATAATAGAATTGTCCCCTGCTGCCGCATCTGCTGCCGCATACCCTGCCGGTGTATCTGTCCCAGCCGTTGCAGTGATGCCTGTCCCATCAAAAAACACAAGCGTTCCCATTGTGATTTCATTTGCATCTGTTTTTGTGATTTCAAATACACCGGTCATATGTATGGTTCCCATCTCTCCCGGTAGGATATCTCCGCCAATTACTCCAATCCTGCTTTTTAATGCAACAACCGTTCCTGCATCAATCGTCTTTGTCGTAGTGTTGCTGTAATCTAATGATTCCCCACGTTGCCAGTAAGTTGCTTTGCTCATCTAAATTCTCCTCTCTTCAAAAATTAAACAATTGGTGTGCCTGGATTTTTGGCAATTCCTCGGAAGTCACGAACTGCAATACCCCAGTCCAAATACATATCCCATACAAATCCCAGGGTCCCTGGAGCTTCCATTCTTCTTACAATCGGCGTTTCCTGACCATTCAGATAATCAACCTGGATTGACTTTGCGCTCATTGCATTCGCAACCATAAACCATGGTGCAGCACCAGCACCAGCCAAGACATTGAGAACAGGAGTCTGTACAATTTTCAGCGGATAGTTGTACAGTGGATTAATGTCGTTATCGTTGGTTCCAGTTACCTGTGCAGAACGCAAAATAACTGCCAAGTCAAACTCATATCCAACCGGAACAATAATGTGTTGAGGTGTGATATAGATTGCCTCTCCAAACTGATCAGTCTGTTTCTGCATTTGTAAAATTATTGCTTGGATAGCTGCTTGAGAAGGTTTCGCTCCAGTTGTAATTAAATTTTTGTGTTTGTTGTCAAATAGGTTTACTCCGTCAAATATTTTTCCATTGTTAAACAGTAAGCTGTAAACCTGCTTATCAATGGTTTTCTTTGCTCTCGTTGCATATAATCCTGGAATCTCTGTCAAGAATCCAATATCGTCATTGATGAATGCCTGCCGGGTCATGCTAAACTGTCGGCCATAAGTACCTAATTTACGTTTTGGAAGCAGCTGGGTTTCAGGTGTATCCGCCTTTAATTCCCCGTTTTCTGGTACAAGTAAAAAGTCTCCTGCTCCACCGATTACATACTCATGATCACTGGTTTCCTTAAAGTCTTTCAAGCTACCTTTTGTGGTCCAGGCCTGGAAAGTTGTAGGAACCTGATTATATAGCTGAACAATGCTTTTTTTAATGGTGTTATCCAGAATAGCCGGAAATGCGGCTGTCGGGTTATAAAACTGCCGGCATAAATTGTTATACATATCTGTAGGATCCATTCTTAATAGGGTTCTGACATCCTCCCCTTCCCTGGATAAACATTCTACAGCCAAGTCCCTCATGCTCATGCTGCGCATCTGAGTTGCCCCATCTGTAGGAGCAATGACTGCAATCCCTGACCGCATCAATAGAGCATCAGAAGCACGTTCCCGGAACTTGTCTCCTTCATCTGCGGTAACACGCACACCCACCGGGCCATTGGTTTTCTTCAGCTGATCAAGTACTGCTGTTCTTACTGCTTCCATACTGCTTCCATTCCTAATATATTCATCAGGAGAAATTTCGAAATTTCGGCATAAGCTTGTAATATCTGCTGTCCTCTTCCGTTCTGCTTCGATTGCTCTTTGTGCTGCCTGATCTGGAGTAATACCGTTTGCAGGTCTTTCTATTCCCGTGTTTTCGGTACTTCTCTGGCTTGCTGATTCTCCTCCCCCAGCACCGGCTTCCATCTGATCCAGTTCTCTTTGCAGATTGTCAAATTCTGCTTTTTCTTCATTGGTCAGGTCTCTGTGTTCAGTTTTTGCAGTACTTAAAATCTCTTGCTGCCGTTCCATAATTTGTTTTCTTGTCATAATTCCCTCCTGAATTTATTTTTATTTATTTGAAGCTGCCTGCTATAAAAGTCCAGCATTCTTCCATTTGTAATATAAGTTGCGTTTTCAAATTCACGTCCAACTCCCACGGTTGGATCTGCTGGTACTGAAACAATTGATATCTCAAACGGTGTCCATCTTTTTGCGATATCACATGGACCGGTAAACCTCCCGTCTGCAGACTTTTTCCCTGGCATTACCTCTTCCCATGACTCCACAACATATCCCACAGATACACCTTTTAGTGTTCCGCTCTGAACCTTCTTGTAAATGATATCTGATGCTTCATCATCATCAAATTTTACTTTTGCGTAACATCTGCTGCCATCATTCGATGAATCAATTATCTTTCCAATCACCTTATCCCGGTTATGGTTAAATAAAACACAACCAATGCTGTTAATTCTGTTTAAATCCACACACCCTTCTGAATGATCCAGGACTTCTACTCCCCACCATCGGCCATATGGTTCTTCAGATGAAAATGAAAGTTCAACCGTTCGTTCCTCACCCTCCACAGAACGTATAGAAGCAGCCGGAAGTGAACGGTTAAGATTTTCCCTTATTTCCGTCTGCTTCTGCTGTATCTGGCTCCTTGACAGGTTCTGTTTTGCTGTTATTTCCAAATATTACACCTCCCATATCAATTCCTTTTTCTTTTCCATACTCTATTATTTCAACCATTTCATTGATTTGCTCTTTCCAGTCTTTTCCGTTTTCTGATGCCATATCAGCCCATGTTTTTTGTCCGGTGTTGAGAGCCGTTTTATTTGCATTCGTCTCTTTTAGTGGATCAATCCAGCGCTTAGGCGCCTGTATCCAGCTATGATCCAGGTAAATTTCTTTCTTTTCCCAAAAATCCTTAATATTGATTTTGCCTGCGAGTACCAAAGATATAAGAAAGCTCTCATAAATTTCAGTCATGACTTCCATCAGTAGGCTTTTTTCTTCCGCATAGGTTAACTCATCTTCGATCAGTCCCTGCCTGGCAGAACTATAGTTACTTTCTGACATGTCCCTGCTGATTGTCTCATAGCTTAATCCTTGTCCTGACCCAACTAAGCGTATTTCCTGCTTAATATAGGCAGTTGCATCTGTTGCCTGACCGCTTGGATTTACAACCTGTGCTTCATCACCTTTGTTAAGGTACTGAATCATACCAGGAGTTAATGTTTTCCCTTGATAATCGTATGTTTTGTCATCTTTTCCTGATGATCCTATTGCTCCTCCTCTACCAACTCCGATCCCAGAAGGCGGCAGCTCTCGCTTTATAAATACAGATAAGCAAGACAATATTCTTTCCTTTACCGATACAGCCCTCATAAATTCGTTCGAATCACGTATCCTTGTGATCGTAGGAGTCATATCAGACATTTCCCGAACCTGTGACGGTCTTGTTTTTGTAAAATAAAATATAATATCTTTTGCTTCTATATAAACTGGTTCCGTTATGATTGTCCCATCAAGACTGTATTGTCGGATAAAGTAACCAACTGGGCGGCTGTGTGAATTATATTCTATGCCTCCAACCACCCGATTTCCTTGGTTTTTAGGTGTTATCGCAGTAAGATCTAATTCATCGACTTCTAAAGCCTGAAGTTTAAATGGTATAAATCCTTCGGAAGTATAGCGTTTTAAAAAAATAATTCCTCCATCAATTTTTTTCCGTTGAATAGCCATCCGCATCATGGATTGAAAGCTCTGTGTCCCTGTAACATCACAATTCTGCTTCTTACACCATATCTTCCATAGCTTTTCAATCTGTGTATTCAGTTTTTCATCGCTGCAGTTTGCCCTCAATCGGTATCCGGCTCCATAGACATTTCGTTTATATGCTCCTGTTACTGCATTCATAATATCCGAATTGCGTTCCAGGTCCCTAGCCCTTGCCCTAACCGTATCCCTACTATACCGGTCTGTCATTTCAGCAGATTCATTAAATACCCGCCAGTTTGAGTTGATCCGGTCATATCCAGCAGCATCATAATTCTTGTATTCCTCTAAGGCTTTTCGATACGCCTCTCTTCTGTATCCTGCTTCAGGTGATATCCAGCCTATGGTTTTATCAAGCCAGTTCATATGAATTACCTCCCATCAAATACAGCTACTACCGTATCCGGAAATAGGTGATTTTCTTCCTTTCCGACAATTTGAGCCTGAAGCTTCAACTGCATGTCATATAGCAAATCTAAATTTGCTCTGGTAAGCTGCCGAGTACCGATTTTATATGATTGACCACCTTTTAAAATTGCATAGATGGCTTCATTGACAACTGCCAGTTGTTCTTCTGGTTGACCGAATAACTTGATACTATCTGCCATATAATCCTCCTTATATCCAATTTTCCTGTTGTTCTATCCATGTTTCCTCCGGCGTATATTCTGTGTTTTCAGTTGGATTCTGCTGCTGTTCTGTATCACCCTCTAAATGCAGCCTTCTGACCCCAAGAATTTCAGCTGCCGCCATGTTATAAACTTCGCAATCTAGATAATGGTTATCTCCATGTGATTTTTTTAATACCCACTGGATCCGCTTTGCTCCATTTGCTGCTTTTACCATGACTTTGTGCTCAGATGTCACCTGAGATGCATATTCTTCATCACACCCTTTATACACCATCCAACTTCCGGTACCATTTTCCCTTTGCATACGTGCCATGATAGAGTCCTTAAACTGGCCTCCATCTATTAAGACAAGTTGCATTCCAAACGCTTTAGAATTCGCTTTATCCACTTTGCTGATCTTATATCTATCCCTCATTGGGTTTGATGCGCCTTTACACGGTAATGCCCAATCAGAATTATTTACGCAGAAGTCATATGTATCATCCGGCTGATACCCGGAATCTATCAACGCAAGATTAACTATCATCTTTCTGCCATCTTGCGTATTCCATTCTGTATTCATGATACTTTCTATGTCAGCAAATGACAGGACCTGACCATGTGTTATATTCTGACTAGTAGTAAAATCTCCCCAAGCTCTGACCGAATAATAGAGGCTAGTTTCCTGCACATCGACACCTGCAGTTATCAATTTTGCCCATTCTGGAATTATCATTTCCGGCAAATCTGTCTGACGTTCAAGCACTAACTCACTAGAAGTTTTAAGCTTCGTATCTTCCCATGGTTCTCCAAGCCATGAGTTTACAAAGTTCTGCAGCAATTCTGGATCATCTTTTGATTTTATAAATTCTTCTGCAATATCGGCCCAAGTTAAGAAGCGGCTATATAGGGAACTTATCCAGAAACCAAGTGTTTTAGGTCTTCCAATTCCACGTTTTTTTACAGTTTGCCAATGCCCTTCTCGTAGCATTTTAGGTTTATCTTTATCTTCAATAAAACAACCGCACTTCTGGCAAACATATCGTGCGGTTTTAGCTCTATCATATGGACTTAATCTTTTTTCTTCATCCTTATCAAATTTGATCTGTTCCCACAATAGTTCTATCATTTCGCCACAATGAGGACACGGTACATAATAATGCTTTACTTCATCCGCTTCATCGTGCAGTTTCCAGATGTGGTTCGTTGCCAGTGTTGGAGTAGAACAGGCGTATACTTTGCTTTGGGATTTATATGTTTTAACTCGCTCCATAGCAAGGTTGTAAGGTGATGCCTCTTTTTTAGATGCACCTCCAATTTTATCTATTTCATCAAAGAAAAGATATTTTATAGCTTTTGATGCCAGTTTTGAAGGTGATCCGGCACCACGCAAATACAATACCATGGTTTTAAATTTCAATCTCAATTCTTTTGATGCATTTTCCATGAATACCCTTTTTATTTGCGGAACCAAATTAAAAGCAGGTTTAAGCTTATCATTTGATATATCCTTTGCCAGATCATCAGAAGGGTATACAACCATTGTTGGAGCGGGGCTTTTATCAATAATATACATAAGCATATTTATGAGAACCTCTGTACCGCCAAGCTGAGATCCTTTACAGAGATATATTTCCCGGATATAGTCATCGTTTAATGCATTCATGATCCCTATAAGATATGGCGTTACATCATTTGACCATCTCCCCGATAAGTTACTGGATTCATCAAGTATTCGATATTTTTCCGCCCACTGGCTGACTGTCAGTTCTTCTGATTTTTTTAGACTTTTTCTTATAACCCGGCGAAAAAGATTTGCTGTTTTCTTTCGTTCCCTTGCCCCACGTGACATTAATCATCACCCCATTCTTCTTCCCCCTCTTCTTCTTCAGCTTCCTCAATATTATCCAGATCGGTCCGCCCTAAACCGTCTATTTCATCGGGATTATATTCAGATAGTTCTTCTAAGGCATCTGACAAATTTTTTCTTAAAACTTGTGTCATTTGATTTACGTCATCCATTCCGCTTAATTCCATTGATATTTTCTCCGGTAGTGAGAGAATGCGATTTCTGAAATGAATCAACATATCAGATAAAAAAGCTTCAACATTTGTTGCAGTATGAAGTTCCCGGCGTAATGCTCTCAGCCTTAAAAGTGATATCTGTTTCTTCACTTCCTCATGTTCCGCCTGCACTTCCTCTTTTGTAACAGATGTCCTCCTGCCCATTTCCGCATTTATCTTGAAATTTATATACTCTTGGATGCACTTTTCTAAGTTGTACCCTCTCCCATTTTGCAATGTATTAAACAGACCTTCTTTACTAAGGTTTCTTACTTGGCGGCTTGATATTCCAAGACATTGTGCTAATTCCTTTTGATTTACTTCCAATCTATTTCATGCCTCCTTTCGGTATCAGCTCGGCTCCGATGCCCAACACAGAAAAAGCGGAAGGAAGTCACCTATTTTTTTTGCCTTTATAGCCAAAAATACTGCGCCTTCCTCGCCCCGCATAGGGGCCTACCCCCTGGAAAGTACCTTTTGTAAAATTCTGACAATTTAATTTATTTTCTCTTAATTTCATTAGCTGATTACATTTCATGCAATATAAAAGCATCGATTTTTACCGATGCCTATAGAAAAAGCGCCCAGATAACTGAGCGCCCGAAATGAGGTCTATTTACTACTGAATTGAGGACTGTACCATTTTGCTTAGTGCTTCCTGTAAAACAGCTGAACAGCTTATATTATTTTCTTCTGCATAAGTATTAAGATATGCAGGAATCGTAAGGGTTTTCTTAACAGCCTTGTTTCCGTACTTTGCTGCATAGGAATCCATATCTAAAGCGATCAGATTCACAAACTGTTCATCTTCTATTTTTATTACTGCGAAATTTGAAGCTTCCGGAATTTTATGGCCTTCTTCCAGTTCCGTTAATAGCCAACCACTGGCAGCATCTTCTGCCATGAAAATGGCTTCTGCCATATCATCGCCTCCGGTTACACAACCCGGTAAGTCTGGAAACTCAACAACATAACCGCCACTTTTATCTTCATACGGTGTAAATACTGCTGGATATGCTAATTTCATTTTTTCCTCCTTTTTAGATTATCCGTTTTTTATTCGCAGGAATCAGGGCTTTTTACAGCCCTGCCTGCTTAAGTATTGACTTTACAACTGATGGGTTTATATCTTTCCCTTTATGTTCTGGTATTGTAACTTTTCCAGATTTAATAGGGTGTTTGTATTGGTGATGAGAACCAACTTGATTTACTTGATACCAACCATCTTGTAAAATCAGCTTTTCTACTTCTCTAAACCTCATCTCTGTCCTCCTTATGTTAAGTATAGCACGTATTACACGTATCGTCAAGCATTTATTACGTATTATACGTATAATACAAATATTAATCTCAACGGATTTTAAGGTTGCAATTAGAAATTTTTGATAATAAGCTCTTTATATTTTCGGCTTTCGCTCTTGGTAACAAGATTGTCCGCCCGTTCTGCCTCAACAAGCGTATACCCCTCATACAGCTCCCTGATCTGGGGGCAATCGTTATAGGACAAAACAAATTTGCCTTTAATGCCACCAAGGCACTCACGCAACCGGTTGTGATCCTCTGGATTAAAACGATCCGGATAATACTTTTCCGCTTCGTAATAAGGCGGATCTAAGTAAAACAAAGCATCTGGACGATCATATGTCTTTATTAACCGCTCAAAGTCCTGATTTTCAATAACAACTCGGTTCAGCCGGCTTGATACCTCTATGAGATAATCTACTGCCTTTTTAATATCAAGCGGACTTTTAGATGTAGCTCCAAAAGATTTCAGACTGGATCCAAAACTTTCTTTGATCATACAGAAAAATCTTGCTGCTCTCTGAATATCAGTCATGCCTCTTGTATTCCGGCTAAGCTCATCAAAAAACTGTTCCCTGGATACCAGCAGCCACTCCAGTTCCTTCTGTAAAGCTTCAGGGTGATGTTTTACGATTCGATATAAGTTGATCAACTCGCCGTTTGCGTCATTAAATACTTCCATAGGTGCATGTTTATCACTCGCAAACAACACCCAACCGGCTCCCCCAAATACCTCAATGTATCGTTTAAAGGAATCCGGATCTGGAAACTGCTCCAGGATCTTTTTGCGTAAAAGCTTTTTACCACCTATCCAACTTATGAAACTATTCATGCTACCATCTCCTTTTCAAATGATGATAACAAAATTCCTGTCGGGATTAAAAAAGGGCCTCCTGCTCGGAAGCCCAATTCCACACTATTAGTATAACACACCTTTTTCAAAACTTTTCCATTTGTTATCCATTTTTTTCCACTTCTTTCCACTTCTTTTAGCATGCACGCTTAAAATCCAACTGGTGTATTCTTTCAAACTTCGCCAAAGCCTCTCCATGTTTGTTTACTATGTACTTATATGTATACCCCATCTCGTAGGCCATTTTAGTAAAATCTCTTTCTCCTCTGACATATCTCCTATACAAAATATCAATATACAATTCGTTATTCAAATCATGTATTTGATCGATAATTTTGTTTTTAGTTTCAATGTACTTGATTATTTTATCTTTAATATCATTCTCTATTGTAACAATTCTAATAGCTTGTGTTTCAGTCTGTTTTCCGTTCGATCCAACAAAAGAGGTTTGAACTTTAACGCTTTCTGTTCCATCAGATTTAATTACAATTCCAATATTTTCTTTAATATCTTTAAATTCTTGCTTTTTCTGATTTATTTTAGTTGTCAGTTCTCCAAGTTGACTTAAATATTCTTTTGCAGTCAATGTATCGCCTCCCTGCCCTGCTGCCATGCCTGCCTTTTGCAGGCTATTCTTGCATTTGTTCAAACTCATTCTTTAAAGCTTCATGCTGCACCTTCTTACTTGTACTGCACAAGCTGGGCCTGTCCTTAAAGCCGGATCTAGACACAGGCTTGTATATGAATAAGCTGGCATTGTTGCACTGAAGGTATCAGCTTTAGATCCTTTAAGTATGTAATCTTGCTTCGCAGCCCTTGCGTGTTCCGTGGTTAGCATTACCGCATGCTCTTCTTTACTTCCCAATTTATCCCTCCTCTAAAAGTATTAATGTCTTGTGTTGCTGCCTGTTGCCTTTCATGAAGATTTCAGTTTGATTGATGTATTCTTGGTAATGGCATCCATGCCAATACTTCAACTCTTCTTCCAGTGCTGTCTTTAAATTCACCAGTTATTATATTAAACGTTCTTCGCTGTGCTGTACTTTGATACTTTTCAGTAGTGAGGAAACAGGGGCACATGTTATCCGAAATATCTTGTACCGTTGGCAGCCGTTCCGATATCGGAATCCACCGCTGTTCTTTCATGGCTTTTTCCGCTCTCGTAACTGCCGATTCTAACTCCGCAAATGAAGCAGAATCATATTTACAGGCATTGCCGACTTCCTCTCTTTTATGGCAAATGCTCTGGAAAATATTAATTTCCTTTCTTATCCTTGCATTCTTGACATCGTGCATGCCCGTTCTTTTTAACAATCCATCCTTGATCTTTAGCTATCTTTTTTAACCTTGAATTATAATTACCAGTGCCAGAAAAACCATCAAGAACGGTGCAACAATCGTCACAGACAATTTCATGCCATAGCATATAGTTACCTCTCCAGAATATCAGTTTAATACTTATTGAATATAATACATTAGGCGTCAAATTACGCTGTTAAATAATTTATAGGAGGGAGCTTTATGCAGCCTAAGGAAATTCAAGGAATGAATATATGCGATTGTGGTTGCACAAAAAAATGTTCATCAGATAGTTGCTCCAATCATGGAAATATAAAATGTGAACCTTGTACGTGCAAATGCTGTCGTTGTAAAGGACCAACCGGGCCTACTGGGCCTACTGGGCCTACTGGGCCTACTGGGCCTACTGGGCCTACCGGACCTACTGGTGCTCAGGGACCTACCGGGCCTACCGGACCTACTGGACCTACCGGACCTATCGGCCTTACCGGCGCTACTGGACCTACCGGACCTATCGGCCTTACCGGCGCTACTGGACCTACCGGACCTATCGGCGCTACTGGCGCTACTGGACCTACCGGACCTATCGGCCTTACCGGCGCTACTGGACCTACCGGACCTATCGGCGCTACTGGACCTATCGGCGCTACTGGACCTACCGGACCTATCGGCGCTACTGGACCTACCGGGCCTACCTATCGGCGCTACTGGACCTACCGGACCTATCGGCGCTACTGGACCTACTGGCGCTACTGGACCTACCGGGCCTACCGGCGCTACTGGCGCTACTGGCGCTACTGGACCTACCGGACCTATCGGCGCTACTGGCGCTACTGGCGCTACTGGACCTACCGGGCCTTCCGGCGCTACTGGACCTACCGGACCTATCGGCGCTACTGGCGCTACTGGACCTACTGGACCTACCGGGCCTACCGGCGCTACTGGACCTACCGGACCTATCGGCGCTACTGGCGCTACTGGCGCTACTGGCGCTACTGGCGCTACTGGACCTACCGGACCTATCGGCGCTACTGGCGCCACTGGCGCTACTGGACCTACCGGGCCTATCGGCGCTACTGGACCTACCGGACCTATCGGCGCTACTGGCGCTACTGGACCTACTGGACCTACCGGGCCTACCGGCGCTACTGGACCTACCGGACCTATCGGCGCTACTGGCGCTACTGGCGCTACTGGACCTACCGGACCTATCGGCGCTACTGGCGCTACTGGCGCTACTGGACCTACCGGGCCTATCGGCGCTACTGGACCTACCGGACCTATCGGCGCTACTGGCGCTACTGGCGCTACTGGCGCTACTGGCGCTACTGGACCTACCGGACCTATCGGCGCTACTGGCGCTACTGGACCTACCGGACCTATCGGCGCTACTGGACCTACTGGCGCTACTGGACCTACCGGGCCTACCGGCGCTACTGGACCTACCGGACCTATCGGCGCTACTGGACCTACCGGACCTATCGGCGCTACTGGACCTACTGGACCTATCGGCCTTACCGGCGCCACTGGACCTACTGGTGCCACAGGACCTACCGGCCTTACCGGCGCTACTGGACCTACCGGACCTATCGGCGCTACTGGACCGATAGGGCCTACCGGTGCCACAGGACCTACCGGACCTTCTGGTACCGCTGGTTTATCAGAATACGCTTATATCTACAATCTGGATGCTCAAGTTGTTGCTTTAGAGGCAGATATACTATTTAGTACCAATGGAATTATCGTCGGTACCATCACACATGCACCCGGAACATCCACTATCCAATTTGGTAGTGCTGGTGACTACGCGGTTTGGTTTTATGCAGCGGGTGTAGAGCCAAATCAATTTACTGTTTTTCAAAATGGAGCTCCCGTTGCTGGTGCAGTATATGGATCAGGAGCAGGTACCCAAGCGAATCCAGGGATGGTAATTATTACTGCTGCTGCATCCGATATCTTAACTATACGAAACCACACAAGTTCTGCTGCGGTTACGCTACAAACTTTGGCCGGAGGAACACAAGTAAATGCTAATGCTTCAGTATTGATTCAAAAGTTAAGCGCTTAGGAATATACGATTCATCAGACAGTGGATCAACCAAAGCAGCTGAACAAACCGTCGTCCAACTGCTTTGGTTAAATTGCATGCCCAATATCGGCCAGTCAATCCTTGTTTAAAGACAGTGGAAAAATTCAGCAACACGTAATATGATTGTGGAAAATAGTTATTTAAATCCTAATTAACAGCTTGTTCACGCTTTTTATGTAAACGCATATATTATTGTTACGAACAGATTATCAAACGTAGGGGAAATTCTTTGCACTTCTTTCAGAGAAAGAACACCTCATTATTACTTCTTCGCCCTAGTTCCTGATATGAAGTTCTACAGTACTTCCCGATCGTGATTGTAATGTACTCCAGGGGTGGAAATCATAGGTTTTCACCCCTTTTAGGTTAAACTTTGGTTTACCAGCCGAAAATACAATACCCGTCTTCCAGCCCATACTCTTTACAATCTTTGAGAACATAGGATATTACCCCAGCATACCACCTGCCTGTATAGGCCCAATTTTCATATTCTCTGAGTAAGAAAATATCTCCGGCTTGATAGTCCCTATCATTGAGCCTCAACTCAAAACATTTCTTTTCTGTCAAAACATCTTTGAAAAACAGAGGAAGTATTTTTAAATCATGCTTTGCTTCTCTTGATAGTTGCAACCGCATGGCTGGGGTTATTTCTGATTTTCTCATGTTTTGCCTCTCCCTTTCCTGCCGCCCTGGCAGCCTACTTTTGCACAATAGGTATAAACTGAAACATCCATGCTTCATCGTGTATCTCAATTATGTTCCCGTCCTCATTTATTGCTAACACAGTGATAAACTTCGGCTTATTAATCGTGTGCTTTTGATGTTCTTCCCAGTCCCCGTCAAAGCTTACTTCCTGCAAAGATATGGCATTAAGTACCTTCTCGCCATACACCACTTTGAATCTGCTTAAATCAATGTTCATTTATAATCACTGTCCTTTCTCCGTTAAACCCGCTTTTACTCAAACGGTAGCCCTTCTTCCTCCACTCCATCTGGAATATGCATGAATCCGTCCCCGGCATCGGTATACTGGTTTTGGTTAATGCTTTGGCTGTTTCCTGCTGCCGCGGCTCCCTTGCTATCTGCAAACTCCTGATCTTCTACCACAATATCCGTGGTATAAACCTTAACTCCTTCCCGGTTCGTATAACTTCCCGTCTGAATTCTGCCGGAAACCAATACCCTCATACCCTGTCGGAAATACTTCTCTGCAAACTCCCCGGCCTTGTTAAAAGCCACGCAGTTGATGAAATCCGCTGTCTGCTCACTGTCCTGGTTCCGCCGCCCCCTACGGTCAACTGCAAGGGTATACCTTGAGACTGCCATAGCTCGCTCTCCCTGGGAATATCTTACTTCAGGATCCCGGGTTAATCGGCCCATTAATATTACATGGTTCATTCCTTCGTCTCCTTCATGCTGCTAACCTGTCCCATTATTACCTTTATTCCATTAACCTCCACATTTTCATTGAATCCAATTACAACGCATGTACGGCCATCAATAATACGTGTTTCCACCAAATGTGTCTTATCAGCTTTTACCCTTATGCTTACATCTGGTGTTTTTATTTCAAAACTTTTCTGGTTTGCTACATTGGTAATTAATAATTCCGGCTGCTGCCCCCCGATATCATTATAGCGGCTTTCAAAATCTTTCAGTTTTTCTTCACTGGCTCCATTCCCCTCCAGCATCCCTTTTAGCTGATCCTTATCAATGATGAACTGCTCTGATTCATCTTTTGATTCCTCTGCCAGTTCACAAAGATTATCATGGATATTTTTCACTACTTCAAAGGTACAACCGTCTCCCAAAACCTCCTCAACAATCCCTTGAAAAGTTTGTGCCTGATCCTTTGCCGACATAGGCATAACACAGCCAAGAGTTTCATTGATTAGGCGCTCCGGCATCTGCTCTGGATTTTTTGTGTAAAATAGAAGGCTGTGAATATCTGTACTCCTATCATTAAAGGCAGGGAAGATAAAACCGGTATCTGGCGCTTCTACAAGCCAGTCTCTATTCCTGTTTTCGATCATGTTCGCTTCTGTGTTATAATACAGTCCGGCTTTTGACAGCTTCACGGGACAGATAACGCATTGAATGAAATCATATACATAATCAGATGCATCGTCCAGATCCTGTCCGTCCGTTCCCTTTCCCGGAATGTCATAAATACAATGGATAAGAATTATGTAATAGTTCTCCCCGTAGTCGTAGCTGGCGATCACCTTATCATAGAATTTTTCTACCAGTACCTCGTTCTTTAATCCACTATCCCGCAGATTAAGCAAGAAATCCTGTGTTCCTCCTATTTCTTCTGTTGCCAGCGGAAAACTCATGTTAATCATGTTTTTTCCTATCGTCCCAGACAATGCTCCTCTGAAAATTGTGAAATACTTAAAGGTTTCTGTTTCCGGAAGAGATAAGAATGCTCCTTTTACCTCCATCCTCCGGTCCTTCTCTGCATCTACGTAACAGCCGCATATCCGACTGATGGCACAATTTGCAGGGGAGAATAGTTTCTTGATCTCACTGATTTCCCTTTTATTCATCTTCCAGCTCCTCCTTCATAATTACAAAGTCATCCATAATCATTTTTAAATAATTAATACCTGAGTTTAATTTCCGGCTTGTCTCCAGATCCGGTTCTTCTCGATTTGATATTTGTGTATGCAGATCATTAATAAACGACTGGATCTCTTTCCACTTTTTATAGGTTTCTGTCTCTTGGACAACACTTCCATCATGGCATTTTATATAACCTTCAGGCAAATATTCCGGATATTCCTCTATCTCCATTTGTTTTATATCAGATTCCTCTTCCTTCTGGTCCTTCTGCGAATCTTCTATAGGATCCTGCTGCCATTCTCCATTATCCTGATCGTTCTCCTCTGTATCAGTTTCAAGGGTTTCTTCCTCTTCATGCTTCTTTATTTCATCGGATCCCGCATCAGTTTCCGGATCGTTTCCCTCTTCCAGTTGCGCTGGCGCTTTTTCGCTGTTATCCTGGCTTTTTTGTGGATAACATTCTTGTTTATCTTCTTCTTTTTTACCTAATCCCTTTCTATCCACATCAGTTTTGGTTCCTGGCCCTGGCTGCTTCTCATTGTGTACCGGTTCCCGCGTTTCTGCTTTTTCCGGTTCTGGTTCTGATACTATTCCATAGATATTTTCCCACGGATCCAAGCTGCCACCCTGGTTGCGACTTGTGAAAATTAGGTGCACGGTCTTTGCAAACGACAAGTAACTTAACTGGTGATTCTCGTTCTCTCCAAATACCTTGTATTTTAATCCATGTGAGGCATCGTAAAGAAAAAGCATGTATCTCCCTGTGCGGAATGTACCGTTCCCTTTTGGGTTTATCTTCTCCTGTATAAGTTCCTCCTGGGTCAATACTGAATCCTGAAGCTTTCCTTCTACGATCTCCAGTACTTCCATTAGAAGTTCATGTAAGGCCCCGGCCGGGCGTCCTGCTGCCGGCCGGAAAAACTCCATGATGATATTCTGGATATCACTGCCTTGCTTTTCCGGAATATCTTCTTGAGACTGATTGTTAAAACGTTTCAGCTCTCTTATGTCCTCTCTGGTTGTTTCTGGTGTAACTAAATCAATATCCGAATCCGGAAGATTCAACATTTCTGACAGCTTCGTCTGGGCCATACCCTTGAAACGGTCTGCCAGTTCGATTGAATTTCCATTGACAGAGTATTTATCATTGATTCGAATAAAGCGATATGTATCATCTTTTTGCAGTCCGTATTCCTTTTGTGCAAATTCCAAGATGTCGGAATATCCATCCTGTTCATATTCCCGGCTTTCCCTTACCTGTTTCAGCTGAAATCCGATATAAACAAAATTCTCTGCTGTTTCCCTGAGTTTTCTACGGATCTCCTCTTTCCTGCTTTGATAACTCATTAATTCGTTCATGTACGCCTCCTTTATGCCGGTATTCTTATAGATAGTTCTTTGCGCTTCTCAATCTCTTTTTTAAACCTTGCAAGGAATTTCTTAACTTCTGGTGTCTGATCCTGATTATATTTCCCCCTGCATTGAACAATGTTTACATCTTGTATCTCCATAGTGTAAAATGGTTTTTCCGGTGCCTCTTCCTGCCTAACAAAAAGAATACATGTTCCTCCTGCTGCTACCCGTTTTACGTAGGACGCAACACAATGATGCTGCTCATTACCTTCTTTTACGATATCTTCCAGGGATTCCGGAATTATAACAATTAAACCTTTATAGGAAAAAGAATACTGCTCAATATACTGGCGGGCTATTTCCTGATACTTTTCGTTTCTTTCAATATCCTTCATTGTCTCAATGGCTTTCAGCATCTTATCATGTTCTTCCTTTAGATTCCGTGGGAACATATTTGCCGTAGTGAGCCGCAGTCCTGACGCCTGCTGCATCCGGATGTAATCCTTCCAGTCATTGATAAAATATCCTGATTCCTTTTTTTGTCCAAGCTGGTTCTTTAAATATCTCAGAAACTTTGTCATTCCGGTGTATTCCTCAATTTCAAGCAGGCTTCCAATATTTACCTTGTATCTGTCAATGATCCCTGCCTCTTCCGCTGTAAATGATCGTTTCATAGTGCTTTCCACCCGTAATCGGTGAAGCGCAGTTATTCCTCCATTGATCCGGATCAGTTCGTTGATCTTGTCCTTTGGAAGCTTCAGCAGCTTATCTGGGCGAGTCTGGTTATAATCCAGTCCAGCTCCATAAGGGGTCTCAAGGTATTCATTTGCGAACTTATACAAGCGCATTTTTATCATGTATTCGATAAACGGATGCTTTTCAAATAATTCCAGTAATCTAGTATGATGGATCGGCCCATCTGTGTTTTTCTGAAGGTCAGCCATAGCACAATATTTAAACGGGGTCCCGTCCAGTACTTCATTAAGATTCTTTGTGTATACATATCCGGTACCTTTATTAGTTCCGGTTTTGTTTGCGTCTGTCCATCGCAGATCATCTGAATAATATTTAGAGGTATACGAATAGTAATCCCTTATACATTTTCCATCATACAAGCGCCTTGCCGCCTCAAATGCTTTTATTGATTCCCCTGTTTCATTTGCTTCATAAGTCAATTCAAAATACCTGCTTACAAACCCTTTTTCCGTTTTTTGCATTACAATGGCCTTTTTCTCTAGACTTACATTGTTTTGCTTTCCCTTTGCTTTATAAATTCCTCTCTTTTTACATACTGGGCACCGGCACGGCTCGTTATGCTGTGGTTTCTCATTCTCCCTGTCATATTCTATTTCCGCCGAACAGGAGGAGCACACGCCTGCTGCCTTCTTTCTTGTTTGGGTTTCATAAAAGATGAAATGGTCCGTTTTAAACAGTTTTATCATCCATTTCTTTGCCCCTGCCGGTAGTTCTTTTACAAGCTTCATCTGCTTGTCTATGCTGTTTTGATGATATTCTCTTTTTTTATCCGCTTTTTCACGCTTTATATTCCGTTCGTTCTCCTCCAGGCGTTTTTCTGCACTATCTCTCCACTGTGCAACCGGAAGAAGTTCATATATTGCCGTTTCTTCCCCTGGTGGAAAATGAAGTGAAGGCATGCAATACCAGTCTCTTTCTAACCCCGATTTCCCCCATGAATTTGTATTGCCTGGAGTGTATGTCTCATAATCCTTTGTATCAGTTACATATCGTTTTTCCGGCATTAATTTCTGCGCTTTAGTGATTTGACGAGTATCGTATAAATCCAAGATTAGGGTCTTTTCTCCTTTTACATCAAGAACCTGCGTAAATGCCGTATATTCCGTTTTTGTTGGCTTCAGTTTTCGCTCAAGCATTGGGACCGCTTCAATGGCTTTTCTTTTCATTTCCCGTTCACCCCCTCGTAATACTCCCGGATCATCTTAAAACCTTCTGATGGCGGTATGCAGGCACACTGGCATCCGCTCTTGGTCTTTACCTGCTTCTTGGCCTCTGTCTCCATGTTTTTTATGCAGGCTATAAGAGACCTTCCTTTGCGGCGTACCATGGTAGCGAACTGCACTCTGTCACAAAGACTTTTTACATATTCTCCTACACATTCCGCTGTACTACCGTAAGCCTTTACCGCCTCCGGCAGCTCCATATCGATCTTTCCCATGGCAGCCATGGTTGCATCAGCCAGCTCCGTAATTTCTCCTGCAATGTAGAGATTGGCAAAATCCTCCGGAATCCCGTTTTCCTTTGCAAGTACCAGGATATTATCCATATCGTTTTCATTAAATAGTCCTTCTGCTGCCCGGTTCAACTCTTCTGTAGAATCAAACTCTCCAAATATATCAAACATATTACAACCTCCTTATATCTTGATAAAGCGAACCGAATGGCGGGCCAACAATCCAGATAAGACCTGCCACTGTTCCAAATTCTTGACATTTGTTCCTTTTGCATTCTTCCATCCGTTTTTCTGCCATGATGCAAGCCAGCCATTGTGGATGGCGCCGATCAGATAATCGTTGTCCGTATGGATATCCAGAAGGCAGATGCCATTCAGTATCTTTACTGCATCAATGGCAGCCTGTAAAGCGTTGCTATTTGCTGTTGCTTTTTTACCGCCCTGTATACTCTTTTCATGAAGCTTTCCGGCTTTATCAATAAATTCCATATTCGACCAGTAATTACTTGGCGTTGCGTGGATTTCTATGGTGACTACATACATTACTTCAAGATCACTCCATTCTCCATCTGCATTTCCTGTTCAGGTCCTAAATTGACATATTCTTCAATCACATTTACCGCATTATCGTACCCATAGCAGAAGCAAGCATAATGTCCTGCTGCCACCATACCAGCAACCCATTCTTTCTGTGACTTTTGAATTGTGCCTTTGTCATATTTCATTTCTATGTACAGGCCTATGTATTTTCCTTTTGCAATCGGCAAATGCAAATCCGGTACTCCTGCTTTTACTCCCTGGGCTTTTAGGCGTGCAGCTTCGGCACGCTGTCTGGACCCTCCATTGGGGCAATGGTGAATCCACTTAAGGTCTGGATAAAGACGTTCATGATGAAAGCACCATGACATGACATTCTCCTGCTCCGTTGCTTCACTTCTTAAATGGTTCATGTTGTCACTCACTCCTTTTTGAAATTAAGCCATATCAATCCTTTTCTCTGGAATAGGATTTCTTTATATGTAATCGTTCTCATTACCTTTTCTGGCTTTTTTGGGTCTCCTACCAACACCAAATGAGGAAACTTTTTTAATACAAAAACCTTTTCATCCTTTGATAGCTTGTCCCCGATTCTTAACGTTTTTCTCGGCTTGTCCACATCTTTGATGCTGATCATAATACGCTTACATCCATCTTCCTGTTTCGGCCTTTCCATTTATACCTCTTTCTCTCCTTCTCTTTTCTTCTCATTTCTCTATCAAAATCATTTTCGAAAAAATAATCGGATCCTTTTTTATAATAGTGATATATTTTTCCATTCTTATTTTCTGATCCAATATATTCCCCAGGAGGATCATCAGGAAAGGACCACACTTCTTTCATTTCTTCTTTTAATTGAGGATCTAGTTCTATTAATGGTCCCAAAGTTTACCCTCCTATCCTGGTGGGAAACCTTCACACGGCTCCCAATCTGCTTCTGTTGGATTGAGTTTGATCATCACATACCGCTGATACGGATATCCCAGCTTGTCCAACCCGTTGTAAAGGGTTTCTTGGTCTATGTAGTAACCTGGGCGTGGTTTGGGGGCCATCTTCCACATTGTTTTAGTTTTTCGAATTCTACTTTGTGGCTTTGGATTGATCAGATTACGGGAACATGCATATCTTTGGCGTACCGGGCTATCTAATTTCCGAAACGTTTTCTCAGTTTCTTTGATAAAATAATCCGCTAACTTTCTGTATTCCCCATCTTCATACAGCGGTATAAACTTTGGACTTCCCTTATCTCTCCACAATTCCCTTATATAATCAGTTGTGGTTTTTTTTCCATCATTTATGTTATTAATTATTATGTGATGATGGATTGACTTGCTTTCATATTCCGTCACATATATATATTTCAATTCAAATCCGCATTTACGGTAAATCTTTCTCAGTTCTTTAATCAGCTTTTTTAAATTCTCCTGTGCCTCCTGCGGATCCGGCCTAGCTGTCTTTCTGTATGTCAATGTAAGATGCCAGTCCCCCGGCCTGAAGTTAGCATTTATCTTTCTTGCCAGCTTGCGGGCAGCCTGTCTCATATTAGCCTCTGCTATTTCCCCACGGGTTTTCTTTATGGGATCCCTTATCCTTACCTCTCCCTTCCTGCACCCCCTTGGCATACACTTAATAACTTCAACAGTAATTCCGGCTTTATATTCTATCTGTTTAAATCTATGCATACCGTTCTCCTGCTCTAAGTTTAATCCTTTTATCAAGTCTAAAAACCGGGTCTAAACCCTTGATTTCATTGACTTTTTGGCATGCACAGCTTATAATAAAAATGTGAGTTTAATAGCTGTGCATTAAAGCTTTGCACCTATCATTACTGGAATAATGATAGGTGCATTTTTTTAATCTTTTCCGTTTTCATAATTAATTTACTGATGCTCCTCCATGGTTTACATAACATTTTTGATGCCTTGGTCAAGTACTTGTCCACTGAATATCTATATCTCAGCTGCTACCATCATCATGGAGTCTTTTACTCTTTTCAAAGCCAATAATGTATCCATCATTTATACATACCGGCGGATAATATCCTTTTTTAATCAGGTTGTCCAAACTATGCACAGTAAGGCTGTTTACCCGCTTCCTTCCCTCATCTGATAATAGTCTCAATGGCTTGTCCTCCTGGCCGGATTTAACCGGCTTTCTATGTTGCTTCCTCAACTATGTAACCCAAAGCTTCCATCGGGCGGCGTCTTACGTAATTACCAAAGTCTTGCTGCACCTCTTTAGGCAAATCCTTGAGGGGAACATAATCGTTCCCGATCTTAACCCAATTACGAAATGTTAATTCCTTCTTTTTCGGCTTATCACTCACGCTATCGCCTCCTATCTGCTTAAGTGTATGTGATACTGTTTGTACTTGTTTCATTGATTTTCAAAGTGCTGTCCTGCTGCCAAGCCTATGCCAGCTTACGTTCCTCCGACCCTTCCTCATCTGCATTTAAAACAAGCCTTCTCTCACGCTCTTTCTCTAACTTAAGAGCCAGTAAAGTATTTGCATCTCTTGTAAGTAGATGAATACCAGTAAGATCAAGCTGTTTCAGTATCGTGACCATGGTATCAATCTCCTGTTCCCTTTTTGCGTCAAGTTCCATCATATTATTTTCACCTCACTTTTGTTTTGTTGTCTATGTCAACATGATAGTTCAATTATTCAACTTTGTCAATACTTTTTTGTTGACTTATTTAACTTTTTTTGATACTATCATTTTGAAAGGTGGTGATCGATGTGAATTCCAGAATTAGAGAATTAAGAAAAGCATTAAAATTAAGCCAGGAGGAATTTGGAAGCCGGCTTGGTGTTGGAAAATCCGCTATTAGTTATTTAGAATCTGGTAGGAGTAATGTTACAGAACAAATGATTCTTCTTATTTGTAAAGAATTTAGCGCTAATGAAGATTGGCTCCGATCTGGAGAAGGAGAAATGTTTGAACAACTAACAGAACAACAGAAAGTATTGAAATACACTGCCATGTTATTAAAAGATACTGATTCTGTAGTTGTAGATGCTATTAAAAACCTAATTATTACGTATGAGCAGTTAGATGATCCCAGCAAAAGAGTTCTTGAACAAATTGCTTTAAAGTATATTGAAAATATGAAAAAATGAAATTAAATAGCCTATAGATTTTAAAATTTTTAGGAAAAGAGGAATGGGTATGAAAAGTATTTTGAAGGTAATCGCAATAATCGAATTGGTTGGAGGCGTTATTGCCAGTTTCTTCTTCGCAAGAATCGGGGGAATGAATTTCTTAATAACGGGTGCCGCCGAAAGAGATTGGCCATTAACTATTATTATTTTTGTTGCTGTACTATTTGGCTGTTTTGTCAATTTTTCTATTTTATATGCTATATATGAAATCCTTGATAATCAAGAACAAATTTATGGAAAGCTAAGCCAAGTAGCAACAAAAAATGAATCAGAAACAATAGATGAATCCTCCCCAGATAAGTGGAAGTGTCCAAAATGCGGTAAATATAATTTCCATTATGTCGGAACCTGTGGTTGTGGATATTCAAAGTGAAATTAGCATATTAAAAGGCCAGTATTTTTCTGGCCTAAATCTTTTATGATAAATATGTAATTATAAATACGTCCAAATCCTTTAACTGATCCAGGGTGGCAGATTGCAACAGCTTAATAATTCGTGCAATTTGCCGCTCCTTTTTTTCAGATGTTTTAAAATATGTGTTCTCGCTCTTATTTGACATATATGTAATCCCCCTGTCCCTATTATTGTCTGTGTTTTTTCCCTCATATACATTATAGTGTGATTATATTATGTTTTAAGCGTAATTACCATGGAAGGATTTTCCATTTATTTTCTATATTTCTAACCTTTTATGTATTATTTCATACTTTTTGACGTTCGCTAACTAAAACATAACGTTCGCTATATTTGTATGAAGGTATCTTTGTAAAAAGTGACAAATGTTCCTTTTGAAAAGGGAAAGTAAATCATCCAGAACAGGTGTTCTTTTTTATATTATAGGACAATGTACAATAAAATGCAATGAGTAGTTTTATTTTACCTTTTGAAAAAGTAAATTGTATAGGAGGTGAAACTTTTGAGCAAAGAAAAATTAATGATTGGTGCAGCTTATATCCGAGTAAGTACAGGTAAACAAGAAGAGCTTTCCCCTGATTCTCAAAAAAGGTTAATACTGGATTATGCCAAAGCAAATGATATAGTCATTCCGGAAGAATATATTTTTATGGAGAACGGTATTTCTGGTCGAAAAGCCGATAAGCGCCCTCAATTTCAAAAAATGATTGCCCTGGCAAAAGCCGGCAAATTTGAAATCATCCTACTTTGGAAATTTTCTCGTTTCGCCCGGAACCAGGAAGAAAGTATTGTGTATAAATCTATGCTCAAAAAGGTTGGGGTTGATGTAGTTAGTATTTCCGAACCGCTCGTTGACGGTCCGTTTGGTTCATTAATCGAGCGTATTATAGAATGGATGGATGAATTCTATTCTATCCGCTTATCTGGAGATGTAACTAGGGGCATGACTGAAAAGGCAATGCGTGGCGGTTATCAAAGCAGACCGCCGTTAGGGTATAGGGTGCCCTATCACAATGCTGTTCCTGAAATCGTACCTGAGGAAGCTGATATTATCAGGAAAATATTTGATAACTACGTTAATGGCAACCTATCAACCTATCAGATTGCTAAAAATATGAATGCACTTGGTTTCAAAACCAGCCATGGCAAGAATTTTGAAAAGCGTTCTATCGAATATATTATAGATAATCCATGCTATGCTGGTTATGTACGTTGGAATAGGACCGAGAATTCCACGAACATTATCAAGCCGCAGGAAGAATGGATTATACGAGAAGGCAACCATGATGCTATCATTTCTAATGAAATGTTCGAGGCTGCACAGGCACGTAGAAAAGCCGAATATTCCCCAAGGGGCCAGCGCCCAAGCGAAACATATAAACACTGGCTCAGTGGTGTGTTAAAATGCTCATCATGCGGTAGGACACTTGCAATCGCTTATCGAAAAAATAGATATGGTGTTATGTATGCATCTTTCCAATGCTATGGTTATAATAAAGGCAAATGCTTAAAGTCGCATAATATCAGTTCCCTTAAAATAGAACCCATTGTCATGGAAGCATTAAAAGAAACCATTGAAACTGGAAGTATTAATTATTCAATCAAGCAGCCAGATCGCCAGCAATCTGATGATGAATTATACCTCTTAGAGAAGCAGCTTGAACGTTTGGAATTAAAGGAAAAAAGAATTAAAGCTGCATACATTGATGGTATAGATACATTAGATGAATATAAAGAGAATAAAACGAAATTAGATAATGAGCGGAATATGATCTTGGAAGAATTGGAAGTATCAAGTCAGGCAGATGAACAAAACATCGATTCCATTATGTTGAACAATGTTCGGAGTGTTTATGACATCTTATCTTCCAATGCAGATATTTCCGAAAAGAGCGAAGCCATTAAAAGCATTGTAGAGAAAATCGTATTCAACAAGGAAGAAATGAATATTGATGTTTATTACTACTATACCCCTTTCCGCAAACCCTCATAA